GATCCTGCACAAATGTGGAGCGATGTAGGTGCGACAATTCGCTGGTATGAATATGAATAGGAGAAAAAATGGCAACTAGCCCGAATTTCGGTTGGCCCGAGCCAAACGATTCCGACTTCGTTAAGGACGGCGCGCTAGCTATCCGGACACTTGGGGACGCTATCGACTCTACGGTTTATTCCATAGACTTAGCGGTGGAAAATTTAATAAATCCGTTTCTACTTATGGGGGCTTAAATGGCTACTATTTACAAAACACTTGGACAGGCGGCTCCGGCCGCTACTACTTCAACCGATCTTTACACGGTGCCGGCGGCAACTTCGGCCATTCTTTCGACTATCGTCGTAACTAATAGATCTGCAACCGACGCGACATTCCGAATTTCTCAATCTTTAGCCGGAGCAGTTCTAGCTAATAAAGATTATATAGTTTATGACGCAACAGTTCCCGGATCTGGATTTATTACTTTAACTTTAGGAATAACCATGGCAACTACCGATAAATTGCGGGTTTATGCGTCCACGGCTAATTTATCTTTTAATGTTTTTGGAACGGAGCTTTCATGAGCGTAAATGTATTCCCGTCCAATAAAGTTTTTAAAATTCAAGAATTTAACGCTTCTACTACTTGGACGGTTCCCGCCGGAGTTTATGGTGTAGAGGTTGAAATTATTGGCGGTGGCGGTGGCGGCGGCGCAATTTCGACTACTTCGGGATCCGCTTCGGGCGGCGGCGGAGCCGGTGGATATTTTAATCGTATGGCTTCATGCGTTCCCGGAGAATCTGTAACAATTACTATTGGCGCAGGTGGCGCAGGTGGCGCGATTGGTTTAAACAATGGCGCAAATGGTGGCAATTCTGCTTTTATTTCAGCTTCAACAACAATAACCGCAACCGGTGGCGGCGGCGGCGGAGCTTATCTAAACTCGGGTTTATCGGGGGGTTGTGGCGGCGGAGCCGGTGCAGATGCCGGGAATAATCAAGCAGGAGCCGGTGGATCGATTGGCGGCATGCCTATACAAACCATTGTAAGTCTTGGAGCCCCAATGGGCGGAGCCGGAACTATAAATTCGGCAGGTGGTAAAAATGGAACGGGTTATTGTTTCGTCGGCCCGGGTATCAATGGACTTGGCGGCGGCGGTAACGGCGGGCCTTCGGGCGGAGCAGGTTATATTCCGAACGGAGTATGCGGCTCGGGAATAGCTACAAGAAACGCAACAGGTGGTAACGCAACCGCTAATAAAGGATCTGGCGGTGGTGGAACTGCTAATAACGCCGCGACAGGTTACGCAGGTGGCAATGGTGGTTCAGGTTATATTAAATTAGGGTGGTTTCAATAATGGCTCACTTCGCACAAATAGATAAAAATAATAAAGTAATTCAAGTAATAGTCATCGCAGATGAATTTGAAAAAGACGGCCAAGATTATTGTGCCAAAACGCTTGGACTTGGCGGGACTTGGATTCAAACTTCTTACAATTCTAAGATTCGCGGTAAATTCGCTGGAATTGGTGATTCTTATGACTCGGAAAAAGATGAATTTATTCAACAATACTGTAAGCCGGATCCCGTTTATCCTAAAGATCCACCGAGAGTAATTGAAAATGTCGAAGGATAAAGCAATCGAATTAGCGGTGGCCGAAGTGGGTTACGTTGAAGGCAAGAATAACGATAACAAATTCGCTCCGGTCGCTGGTCATGCCAATAACCAACCATGGTGTAATACCTTTATTAGCGCGGTATTTATTCAAGCTGGCTTACATTCAGCTATTCCCATTACGGCGTCATGCGCTAAAACTATGGCGTGGGGCTTAAAGCATAAGCGGGTAATTCAAACGGAGAAGGCCAAGGCCGGGGATCTCTTAATCTTCGACTTTAGTAAATCCGGACAATCCGAGCATATCGGGCTAGCTATTGAAGATTTTAACGTTAAGACTAAAACGATTAAAACTATTGAAGGCAACACCGGAGAAAAATCTCAAGCTAACGGCGAAGGCGTATATACTAAAACACGATCTAAAGATTTCATTAAAGCGGTAATAAGGCCGCTCTATGAAACTCCCGGGGCAACTCAAGGAGAGAAGGTAATAAAATGAAAAACGCTAAAGCTATGGCCGCGTCATGGGCTCGCTCATTCGCCGCCGCTTCTATCGCCTGTTATCTAGCAGGGGTTACAGATCCAAAAGCTCTACTTAGTGCCGGAATGGCCGCTTTATTGCCGGTTATCTTGCGTTGGCTAAATCCTGCCGATCAAGCTTTCGGACGCTCTAAGTAAATGAATTCAACCGAGTGGGTCGCGCTAGTTCTATGCCTAATCACAGTAACCGGCGCGATTTATTCGGCTATCCGTTTTCTAGTCAAATCTATAATGCGAGAGCTTTTACCTAATGGCGGAAATTCAATGAGGGACGAGCTACAAACCCTTTCCGGACGCGTGGATCAAATCTATTTATTTTTAATCGACACGCCGAAAACTACGCGGGATAATTGACTAAGTAGCCTTTAACGCTCACCATATAGGCAGGGAGCGGAAATACCGACTCCCGACGGGAGCAAAAAAATGAGCATGACGCTACAAATACAGATAGCTATTTACATGGTAATAATCGCCTTCCTAACCGGGCTTTACGGTTACTCGCAAGGCTTTAGGGACGGTAAATCTAAGGGTTATGAAATAGGCCGCAATATGAGCCGACACCCTGCATTACGCGATCGGAACTCTACTAATGGCTAATTTCCTAGAGAATTACGAAACTGCGAACGCCACGATAAAACGCTTTTGGCTAGAATTTCCAAATGGAAGAATTATTCCGGATCATGTTAAAGATCAAACCGATTTAGCTAAAGGCTACATAACGATTAGAACCGAGATTTATCGCGATTATAACGATCCGTTACCTGCCGTCGTAGATTACGCCTATGGGAACGTCGCGTTCTTTCCGGAGAATATGAAAAAATGGTTCGTTGAAGATACGGTTACAAGTTCGGAAGCGAGAGCTATAAAGCTTCTAACTCCAAGTGATAATCGTCCAAGCTTCGAGGATATGGATCGGGTGGATAAGGTATCTAACGTCCCGTTTCCTAAATCTTTAGATGAGGTTTATCTTCCGGGTCAAGTTAAAAACGTGGGAGAAGCTCTAGAAGAATTGGCCGAGGCAATAGTTACAGGCCAACCCGGCGATAAAGAATGTCAGCATGGCTTTATGATCCGTAAAGAGGGAATAAGCCCTAAGACGGGAAAGCCTTATAAGGGTTGGACTTGCCCAAGTAAGAACCGGGATTTTCAATGTAAAGCCGTGTGGGAAAACTAATGGCGAGCGAATGGCAGACTCAAGCGAGAGCGATTCATAGGCTAAGCGAGATAGTGGAAACCCAACGGAAGATTCTAGAAAATCAGGATCTTATACTTCGTGGGATTGTAGATATATTAAAAGAGTCCGGGTTACTCGATCAAGCTTTAAAATCCGCCATGGCGAAAGAGGTTGAATAAATGGGCTACGTCGAGATAATCCCACTAGATAAATGCGATCAATGCGATTCGTGTTTTAAGGTAACGCCTAAAGATGAGCTCCACACCATAGTCGCACAAGGCTTAGATCTAATGTATGAATGTGAACGGTGCTTTAGTGGTAAATAAAACTATAAGCGTGAATGACGAATTTAACGCTTTAGCTATTGCCTACGCCCGGGCGGCCAATATGGCTAACCCAATGGAAGGGGCAATTCAAAAGCTTAACCTAGCTAAATCAATAGCCCGGGACGCCGAAGCTATCGGGGCCGAAATGGTGGTAGCCCGATACTTGGGTATTACCGATTTCGAGCCAACGCTTAACACTTACAAGAATTCGGCCGATGTAGGCTACCGGGTCGAGGTTAAACACACGTCTTGGAGAGACGGACACTTAATCGTTAAACCTAGCGATCGGGATATTGATTTGGCCGTTCTTGTAGTTGGAGATTCGCCTAATTACACAATAATCGGCTGGATACCGGTGGAAGTGGCTAAAAGCCCAAGGTTTAAATCGGATCAATCTAACTCATGGTGGGTAAGTCAGATAAACTTGCGTCCCATGGACTCAATGTTAAAGGGTGTCGAATGGTCTTAGTAAATTATAAATGCCGTCAATGCGCCAAAATGACCGAACACCGAATTCGTGTAGTTACTGATACCTTGCCTCCAAATGTAAAGGTTTTAGAATGTCAAAAGTGCGGGGTTATGGGAATTGGTCTAATTGATGATAATACTTATATAACCTTGGACGATAAATGAGTTATCCACAATTGATTAACAGGTGTGGAAACACGCGCGAGATTATGCGTAACTATTGCTATCGCTTGACATGGCTACTACGATCCGTTCTCTCGACGAGAGCCGCTAAGGCGGGGAGCTCGCGGAGAGCTACTCTTACCGGGGTTCTATTGTTAAGCGGTGCTTTAACGTC